ACTATCGTTATAATTTTTATTTAATGGCAATAGGTAAATGGAGGTAAAATATGAGCGACACAATAATAGTAGCACTGATATCATTTCTAGGTACTTGTATAGGTTCATTTGCTGGAATGAATTTAATCAAGTATAGAATTAATCAACTTGAGAAAAAAGTAGAGAAACATAACACTGTAGTAGAAAGAACATACCACTTAGAAGATGATATTAAGTATATAAAGGAAGAAATTAAAGAATTGAAAGAGAGGTGTTAAGAATGGAATTAAGTACATTAATAAGTTTAGTAACTGTCATAGTAACTTGGGTATTGGGTGTGATATCAAAGAAGCATACTAAATTAAATAATAAATTAATACCAATACAGAATATTGCAGTTGGTTTGATAGTTGCTTTAATAGAGTGGATAGTAACTAAAGATTTCAAAGTTGCTATTGCTTTAAGTGGAATAATTGCAGGAGGAACATATGACATATTTCATAATTTAGAGAAATTAATAAAAGGAGAGTAGATAATATGGAAATAATAAATAAATTAGTACCAGAAAGCAAATGGGGGATAAAATGTCCTTATGAAATGACACCAAAAGGAATAACAGTACATAATACTGCTAATGATGCGAGTGCTAGAAATGAAATAGCATATATGACAAATAATGATTATGAGACATCATTTCATTATGCTGTTGATGACAAAGAAGCAGTACAAGGACTTCCACTTGATAGGAATGGTTGGCATGCATCTGATGGAAATGGTCCAGGCAACAGAACAACTATAGCAATAGAAATATGTTATTCTAAATCTGGTGGAGAAAGATTTGACAAAGCAGAAGAAAATGCTGCTGAATTAATAGCAAATTTACTTAAAAAATATGGCTGGGATATATCAGTAGTAAAAAGACATTATGATTATGCACCTGATAAAAAATATTGTCCTCATAGAACATTAGATATGGGATGGGATAGGTTCTTAAATATGATAAAGGCTAAATTAGAAGATAAACCTGTTTCAAATGAAGTAAATGTTTATTACAGAGTTAAAACACAAAAACATGGCTGGCTATCAGAAGTTAAAAATCTAGAGGACTACGCAGGTTGGGAGAATAGCCCTATAACTGGTTTAGCAATTAAAGTTGACAAAGGTAGTATTAAATATAGAGTACATATTAAAGGCGGCAACTGGCTTCCTTATGTAACTGGATGTAACATTAATGACTTTAATAATGGTTTTGCTGGCGATGGAAAGAATATTATTGATGCAGTAGAGTGCTATTACTACACACCAAATAATATCAGACCATATCAATATGCTTACTACAAGGTAAATGATTATCCTTACCAAAAAGATTTAATTAAAGGAAATGGTTTTGATGGTTTTGGTGGTGTCAAAGGAGTTCCAATGACAAAATTTCAAATTTATATTGGAAAATAATCAGAATTATGTTATAATTAATTGAGGGAAGTGCCGTAATCACTTCCCTAATACTTTATTACGGGAGGTATTAAAATGGAAAATGAAGTATGGAGAGATATAGAAAGTTATGAAGGTCTATATCAAGTTAGTAATTTAGGACGAATTAAAAGTTCTAATAGGAAAATATATTCTGACAGATATAAAAACGGAATATTTGTAAAAGAAAAAATAAGAAAGAATAACATTGATAAATATGGTTATAATTATATAATATTATATAAAAAAGGCAAGAACAAAACATATAAAATACATAGATTAGTAGCACAAGCCTTTATACCTAACCCAAATAATTATCCTTGCATCAATCATAAAAATAAAATAAGAAATGATAATAGGGTTGAAAATTTGGAATGGTGTGATGTAAAATATAATAATCAATTTAGCAGAGGAAAAAGTGTCGTGCAATATGATTTAAAATTAAAATATATCAAAAAATGGAATTGTATAAGAGAAGCAGGAAGAATATTAAATATTGATAATAGAGATATATGCAAATGTTGCAAAGGTAAATTAAAGACTGCTGGTAATTATATATGGAGATATGCAGAGACAGAAAAAGTTGAATAAATAATCGAAAAAATTAAAGAGAGTTAAAAAATTAACTCTTTTTTTCTTTATTTTATAAGGTTTTGCGAAAAAATGTAAAAAAACTTAAAAAAATTATTAAAATGTATTGACAAATGTATATACATTATGTTATAATAATATTGTAATTAAGGAAAGGAAGAGATAAAAAATGAAAAAAGAAATTAAGAAAGTTGAAAAATTATTAAATAAAAAAGGTTATATACCAGTATTGAGTGGTAATGAGATAGTATTCGTTTATAATAAGATAACTGGTAAGGAATATACACCTAAGTATAGTTTAATGATAGGAGGTGAGGAATAATGAAAAAAGAAACAATAAAAGAATTAAAAGAATTGATAAGCAAAGCGTATGAAATGGGAAATGATAGTAAAATATCACTATATCTTAGAATTATGGAAATATTAGATTATTATGATGAGAATACAACAATAGAAAGAAAACTTCAAATAAAAAAAGAGTATAGAATAGGAGATAATAAATAATGATAACATTAAAAGAAATTAAAGAATATTTAAAGAATGCAAAAACAGAAGAATTAGTTAGCAAAAGAGGAAATAAATATAAAGTAGTAAAAGTAAACAAAAAAATATTAGATAGAATATTTGAATTTAAAAGTTTAAGAAAATCAATACATTCGGTAAATGATAAATATATATACTCAGTTGTATGGTTTGAAAAAGGCAAAAGAATAGAAGTAATAGTAATGGAGGAAAAATAATGAAAAAAGGACAAATGTATTTATGGAATTGCATAAATAAAAACTTAAAAGAAAATGAATTGATTTATATAATAAGAGAAGAAGAATTAAAGCATACTTATGATATGCATGAACATTCTTTCGATAGTATATTCAATACATATAGTGGAAAAGAAATAGTAATTAAATATTGGCATGAAGATGGACTATGTATAATTATAAAGTAAGGAGGGCAAATAATGAAAAAGATAATTAAATGGCTAAGAGATAATTTAGATAGAGATTTATATGAATATTATGGAGTTAAGAAAGGAGAAAGAATATAATGAAAAAGATAATTGTACCAATAGGAAATGCATTAGGACTATTTGCAAGTGCTGGAGTAATACTTAAATATATGTATATGATACTTGTATATCCATTTATAAGTAAGGAATTAACAAGTTTAACTTGGTTTGGAGTATTTATATTAGTATTAGCAATTGAAGTATTTGCTTTAAATTATAATTATTTTAAGAAGAAGTTTAAATAGAAGAAAGGGAGAATAAAGATGAAAAAGAATAAAGAGGTAATGACTAGAAAAGGTTATAAAAGAAAAAAAGAAATAAATAAGGTTTGTATTAAGGTTAAAAAGATTTTGATAATATTTTTTATAGGTTTTATGTGTGGGCTTATATATAGCAACTTATTTATATGCTCAGACTTAATTGCTAAAGCAGAAACAAATGAAAACAAAGAAGTAATACAAATAGACCAAGAAGAAGAAAAGTCTCTTAAAACGCAAAAAAATGCCGAATTAGAGAGTTTGGAAAAAATAGAAGAATTATCAAATGAGTGTACTTTAGATGAAGTATCTTGCAAAATTAAGAAAGTAGCACAAAATTATGGTGTTGATTGGAGATTAGCAATCGCTATATCAATGCACGAAACAGGCAAATATACATCAGTAGCATTTAAAGAAAAAAATAATGTGGGTGGAAACTTTAAAAATGGTAGTTTAATGAATTTTAGTAGTTTAGATGAGGGGATAGAGTTTTTTGTAAATAATTTAAAGACAAAGTATATAGATTTAGGATTAGATGTTATCGAAGAGATTAGTGCTAAATACGCTCCTATCGGAGCAGATAATGACCCTAACAACCTTAATCAATATTGGGTTAGTGGTGTTACAAAATATTATAAAGAATTAGGAGGGAAATAATGGAAGAATTTAAATTGAACTTTTACTTTAATTTGTATAAAGATAAATGTTTACCAAATAGAGATACATTTAGAAAGAACTTTAAAAAAGAACATGGAAATTTCAAATATTTAGAAGAATTAATAATAGAAATAGAAAAATATCAAATAAAAAAATATGGTTGTACTTTACCTAATGATATGTTTGTTAAAGTAAGAAGTAAAGAAGAGTGTGATAGATTAAAAAGAGAAGAAATAACAAGAAAGAAAAGGAGGTTTAGATAATGAACGAAGTATATATTAATTTAAAAGATATTAATAGTGGGGTATTAAATGATATATTTAAAAATCAAGATTTAGTATCTGTTGAGGAATTAGTTGATAAATTAGAAGATTATTATGCAGATGTAGAAAAACAACAAGAACAAATAGAAGATTTAAAAGAATATAAAAATCAATATTGCGAATTATATAATAAATATTGTAGATAGGAGATAATATGAGAAAGAAAACAAAAACAAAATCATTAAATATTAGGCTTTCTGAATGGGAGTTTAATGAATTAGAAAAAGCAACAAAAATGACAGGACAAAGTAAGACATCATTCATAGTAATGGCTATGCTTGAAAAAGTACAAAGAATAGGAGGAAAATAATGAAATATAATATTAAATTAAGTAAAGGCAAGATAAATATAAATGGTAAAGAATACGATATTCCAGATGAAGTAGCAGAGTTTATCATTTATGAAACAAGCACTAGAGATGATATAATACAAACAAGAGATGTATATAAAAGAACAATAGATAAAGCAATAAAATACATAGAAACTTGTAATCCTAATGTTGAGTTACATAGTGAATTCTTAGATGAAAGTTACCTTTCTAATTATGGTGCAAATGAATTACTAGATATATTAAAGGTGGTAAGATAAATGGAAGAAAAATTATTCTTATTCAATCCCTTTAACATAAAAAACATAAATGAAAAAGAACTTGCTAGTATGTATCAAGAAGTATTTAAAAAGATTGTAGATGAACCTAATTCAATGTATTTATATGCTCATAATATAGAGGTTTATTCTAATCTTAATTACATAATAGGAGAAGTGATAGCCAGACTTACTAAAGACATAATAGAATTGAAAACACAAATAGAAATAGACAGAGCAATAAAAACAACTGAAGAAAGAAAGAATTGGAATACTGAAAGAGATGGCAAGGCGCCTGCTATGGCTTATTTTGAGGCTCTAGGAACTCGTTTCTGTAAAGATAGTATAAATAGACTAGCAGATAAAGAATGCTCGTTAAAAAGGTTTAAAAATGCTTATACAAGTACAGAAAATAAAATCAATGCTCTAAAAAAGAAATTAGAAAGTATAAAGTTTGAAGAATTTAATAATTGATATTGATTTATTTAAAAAAATAATATATAATTGTATTGGTTAGAGACATAAAGAGTATTTAATGATGAGTAGGTAAGTCTCTAACCAAAATATACCTATTTATCATTAAGTACTCTTTTTGTTTAACTAGAAAGTGAGGAAATATGAGTAAAGTAAAGAATGAAAATTATATCTCAATTCAGGGTTGGATGGTTAATGAATTAAATCTAAAAGGAAATGAATTGCTAGTATATGCTATAATTTATGGTTTTAGTCAAGAAGAAAATCAAAAGTTTGCAGGTAGCATTCAATATTTAGCAAATTGGATAGGTTCTTCAAAGCAGACAGTATTTAATTGTCTAAAGTCATTAATTGAAAAGGGTCTAATAGAAAAAAAAGAAACATTTATAAATGGGGTCAAATTTTGCGAATACCAGTCAAAATTTTTGATGGGGGTAGTCAAAATTTTTGATGGGGGTAGTCAAAAAATTATACCTAATAATATAAATAATAATATAGACTATATAAATAATAATAATAGTAGTAGTATAGAGAGAAGCGACACAATTTATGACTTCTTAGAACAAAACTTTGGAAGAACATTAAATAGTATTGAAATTGAAATGATAAGAGAATGGAATGATAATGAATTAACTAGATACGCAATTAAACAAGCAGTATTAAATGGTAAATATAATGTTAAATACATAAATACGATATTAGTTAATTATAAAAATAATTCCATAACAACAGTACAACAAGCGCAAGAAGAAGAAAAAAAGTTTAAAAGTAAAAAAGAAATTAAAAAATCAAGAACAGCCACAATGGATGAAACTTTAAAGGAGATATATAATGGAACAATCAAACTTCAGTAAAATAGTTAATGTATTAAGAATAGCATATCCATACTATTTTAAAGACATGGAAAAAGAAAGTGCAATTATGTTTAATCAATTATATTATAGCAAATTAAAAAAATATGATTATGTAGTAGTATCAAGTGCTATAAACAAGATTATTGAAAAAAGCGAATTCATGCCTACTATAGCAGAGATATTAACAGAATGTGATAAAGAGACAAGGAGATTATACAAAACAAAAATAGATAAGATGTATGAAAATGGTTTTTTTAAAACAGACCAAGAGTATGGGAAAGCCTTACAATGGCTCTTTGAGGACAAGCCTATTATTCCTAATTGGCTGTTAGAAGAAATCAATGGATATGAAGAAAAATTATTAATATCAAAAAAACAAATAAAAATGTAAAACACAATTGACAAAAATTAAAATAAGATGTATAATTAATATGTAAATGAAAGGAGAAAAGAAATGAAAACAACTAAAAAACAATTGATTGAATTCGCTACCTCAGTAAATGCAATCGACCTAACAAATGCCGACAGTAAAGAAGTAAACAACATTAGAAAAAGCGATAATATAAAAGAGGTTAGTTATGCTGTTGGTGTTTATGGTGTAATAGCTTGGCTAGGTGTAGGAAAAAGCGGACAGTATTATTATATACACGCAAGAAACGCTAATTTATTTATAATGATGTAGTATATGAAATAAAAATAAAAAAAGAAAAGGAGAACAAAGAAAATGAAAGAAATAAATATTAAATTAATGAATATTCAACAAGAATTAAAAGCACCAAAAGGACAATATAATTCTTTTGGCAAATATGCTTACAGAAGTTGTGAGGACATATTAGAGGCAGTAAAACCTTTATTAAAAAAAGAAAAGGTAGTATTAACAATAAGTGATGAACTTCAATATATAGGAAATAGATACTACATAAAAGCAACGGCAACACTTATTGATACTGAAAGTGAGGCAACTATAAGTAATAGTGCTTATGCAAGAGAAGAAGAAACAAAAAAAGGAATGGATGGAAGTCAAATAACTGGAGCAAGTAGTAGTTATGCTAGAAAATATGCTTTGAATGGTTTATTTGGAATTGATGATAATAAAGATAGTGATACTACTAATATTCAAAGTAAAGAAGAAAAAGAAGATAAAAAGGCAAGTCCTAAGCAAATAGAACTTATACAAAAATATTATCAAGGTGAAAATTTAACAAAATTATTAGAAGTAAATAATATTGAAAGACTAGAAGATATGTCTATTAATAAGGCAAGTGAAATATTAAGTAAACTATTTGCAAAAAAGGAGGACAATTAATGAATAATTTAATAGTAAAAAAAGAAGATAATTATCAACTAACAGATACGATTATATCAGAATTAAGATTAATTGATGAAGAAAAAAAAGAATTAAAAAGAAAAGAAGAAAAGATAAGAGAAATCTTATTAAAAGAAATGGAAGAGAAAAATATCTTAAAATTAGAAAATGAAAATATTAGTATTACTTATAAAGCACCAACAGAAAGAGAAACATTTAGAACAGCAAAGTTCAAGAAAGATTTGCCTGATTTATATGATACTTATGTAGAATTCACACCAGTTAAAGGTTCATTATTAATCAAGATTAAATAATGCAAACTTGGACTATAGGTGATTATGTTGTAGAATATTGGGAAGATAGTCATACATATTTAGTTAATGGAATTATTCTTCCCTCTATAACAACAATATTAAAAAAGAAATTTGGAAATAAGTATCAAGGGGTAGATGAAAGAATACTTGAAGTAGCAAGCCAACGAGGTACTGAAATGCACCAAGAAATTCAAGATTATGAAGAAGATGGCATAAATGACCTCAATAATAGAGAACTTCAAAACTACATATTCTTAAAGAAACATTATAAATGGCAAGTAATAGCCTCAGAAATACCAGTAATCTTGTTTCTAGATGATGTTCCAGTAGCAGTAGGTAGATTAGACCAGATAATAGAAATGAATGGTGAAAGAGGGGTAAATGACTTTAAAAGAACATCCACTTTTGATAAAGAATATGTAGCATACCAGACTAACCTTTATAAAATAGCCTATGAACAAACATACCATATACCATTATCATTTGTAAGTGGTACACATTTAATAGAAGAAAAAAGAAAGTTCTATAAATTACCAGTAAATGAAGAAATGGCAATAAAATTAGTAAAAGAATATTTGGAGGATAAAAATGACACAAAATGAAATGATAATTAAATATCTAAATGAACATGGGAGCATAACTACATATGAAAGTTATTCAAAATTATTTATAACTAGGCTTAGTGCCAGAATATTCGAGATAAAACATAAATATGGAATAGATTTTGATGAAGAATGGGTAACAAAAAAGAATATTTATGGTAAAACTTGTAGTTTTAAAAAGTATATTCTAAAGAGAAAGGAAGAAGAAGATGTATAGATTTAAAAAAGAAAAATTTGATAAAATAAAATTAAATCAATCAAAAGTAGCAGAGGAAGTTGGAATAACTAGACAGTATATGAATAGTATATATAATCAAGCAACATTATGCAAAAAAACAACAGCATATGCTATAACAAAAAGCATAGATAATAATGCTGAAATAAAAGATTTTTTTGAAGAGGCAAGATAATGAGTATTAGAAGCAATTTTTGTGAGTTTGATAAAGAAACAAGAAAGTATATAAAAAAAAGAGATAATAATAGATGTGTCTTTTGTGGAAATAATGGGGCTTTGCAAATAGCACACATATTCTTATCAAGGGCAAAAGGTGGAAAAGGTTGTAAAGAGAATGGGGTTATGTTATGCATTAAATGTCATCAAGCATTAGATAATGGTAAAGATACTTCATTAAGAAATGAGATACACACATATTGTGCCGAATATTTAGTAAAAAAAGAGAATATATTAAGTATTACCGAGTTAATGAAAACACTCAAATATGATAAGAAAAATAGCCTTGGAGAAAGAATTATAATATCAGAAGATAAAAAAGAAATAAAAGATAGATGTAAAAATTGCAGATTATTAGAAAAAAGGCAAGTAAAAAGCAACTCAATACCAACATATTATTGTAGATATAGAAAAATAAGAATAACAAAAAATACAGAGGCTTGCAAAGATTTTAGGAGGATAAAATGAAACCAGAAAAAATAAGTAAGTATCAAATGTGGAAATTAAAAAAAGAATTTCCTACAAGTAAGACTGAAAGAGAACAATTAAGAATATTAAAGAAAGATAAACAAGAAGATATAAAGGCATATTTAACAATAATTAATTTATTAGTCTTAGCAACGATATTAATTTATATATTATATCTAATGTTGACTTATAAATGGTAAGGAGGATTAAATGCTTATATTATATATACCATTAATTATATTGGGGATTATTGGTATTATAGCAATAATAAATTTTATTTTAATGATTAAGGAGTGGAAAGATGAATAAAGAATTAGTTTTTAAAAAAGAAATGAGAGCCTTTGATATTAATGTTGATGATATTAAACCTGATGAACATATTTTTGGAGCAATAGAAGAAGCAATAATAAAAATGAGAAATGAATGCTTAATTGATAGATTAGAAGTTGTATTAAACAATAATTTAATAGATATAAAAGATAAAATTACAGATAATAGAACAATACTTGGTTGTAGGCTTTCATATGCTGATTTATCTAAAGATGTATCGTTTATTGTAAGACAGGATAATGAGCCAACTTACGAACAATTACAACAACAATGTAAAAAGCAAAAAGGAGTAATAGATAAAGCAATAAATAATTCTCAATATTGGATAGATTATTATACAAGATTAAATAGTGATGAAAGAATTGCATTAAGATTACAAGAAAATATAGATATATTAAAAGAGGTGGAATAAATGAATAAAGAAGAATTAATAGGGAAACTACAAATGGTATATGTAGGAGATAAAAATGCTTTAAATGAATTAATTGGTTATTATGATGGATTAAAAGAATGTATTGAAATTGTACAACAAGAAAATAAACAACTAAAATATAATTGGAATAAATTGAAAAAGTGGTTAGAAGAATATAATACTGCTAATGAAAAATGGTATAACAATGAATTATCTAATCACGATAAAGAATATTATAAAAAAGACTATTTAGATTGTAAATTTTTTGTAAATAAGTTTGCTAATGAAATGCAAGAACTAGAACAAGGAAGTGACAGTAATGGAAATAATTAAAACTAAAACAATTTATGATGATTATGTTGAATAAGGAGGAGATAAAATGGAATTGTGGATAAGAAGTCAAGATAAAGAAGTATTATTAAATATAAAAGGAATACAATACCAGAATTATAAATTAGTAGAAAATGAAACAATAGAAGCAAATATATTAATTGGATTTTATAATTATTATGACAATGAAATATTAGGTGAATATGAAACAAAAGAAAGAGCATTAGAAGTATTAACTGAAATACAAAATAAAATTAATTTAATTAATTTAGGGCATGATTTTGGCAGCCCAATGATAGATTTAAAAAATCCAACATATATTTATCAAATGCCAGAAAAATAGGAGGTAATTATGAAAGATATAAATATTAATTACGAAGGTTTGAACTTTGAAGAAAAGATTACATTAAAAATAAATTACTTATTAAGTTTACCAGCAAGTGAAACAACAAAAAGTGCCTTACTTAATTTGAAATGGGTGCTAGAGATATACCAAGAAGAAAAAGTTAAAGGAAGAAGCAGATAATGGAAGAACATAGAAGAAGAGAACTATTAAAGATAAGACAATCCTTTTTAGAAAGATATAAACTTGCAAAGCAATTTAAAGATAGTTTTTATACTGAATATTTTGCAAAGCAAATAAAAAACATAGATGAAGAATTGAAAGGAATAGATAGATAATGAGCCAAAATAGTGAAAGAAAAATATTAAGAGAAAAAGAAAAAGACAAATTGAAAGAAATACATAATACATACAATAGAAAGCCAAAAGAAATATGCCCTAAGTGTCATAAAAAAAGTTTATTTATGACTAATAGCAAAAAAGAAGTATATTGCATAAGATGTAATAATTTGATTGCAATAAAGAAATAATTATGCTATAATAGTAGGTGAAAAAGTAGGAGAACAAGTAAAAACTAAATTATTTTCTTTTAAATACATATATTACCATAATACGCGCGCTGTGTCTTTGTTCTCCCTTAAAATCTTGAGAAATTATGAGTTTGTCTTTAGTGAGTTTGATAGTTTCTAACTTTTTTAGAATTGGAGGATAAAATGAAATATGAATTTATTAAAGTTGATTTAGATACTTACAAATTAGTATATACCAGTAAAGATAAAAAAGAAGTATCTATTGAGTTCAAAAGAACAATTGAAATGGCTGAAAAATTACAAGGAATAGTAGCAACAGCAAGACTTAATATGTATAAAGAATTAAGTAAACAAGGAATAACAAAAAATGACCTTATAATCAAAAAAGATGATGGAAAAGGTCATATAACTTATGACGAAACTAATTACCAAGAATATGAAAAATTTTATATTCAACTAGAAGAAGCAATCATATTAAATGAAATGATAGAAAAATTATTTGGCAAGAATATAAAAGACTTATTTGATGATATGGGTATTGATAATATACCAGAAGCAGAACAACCTATGCAACTACAATTATTTAGTTCTAAATTAGGACAGATTATTAACAAAGGACTAGATGATACTCCCAGTGAGGAAAATAAAGAATAATTATAGCAAAAAAACAAGCAATAAAACAATATTTTGCTTTGCTTATCAAGAAGATTTAGACCAAGCCTATGCCTTTTATTGCAGTAGATATGAAAACATTTCATATGAAGAGTTTATGCGATTAGGTTTATTTGAATTTAAAAAGAAATTAGGAAGTGTACCTAAAACCGAACCTTTATATGATATAATAAAGTCAAGAACAATAAACATAGCAAGCATAAAAGATAAAGAAGAGCGAAAGTATTGGAGAGAATTAAGAAGAATTAATCAGATACCTCAAATATTTATACCTACAAAAGAAGTGTTTGATAATTTAAAAGGAAGATTAAAAGAAACAAGTCAATTAGGAGGAAAATAAAAAAATGGAAAGAGATTTAATTAAGTTTAATAAAAATATAACAAAGGTAACAAAAGAAATAGCAAAATATGAAGATGAAAAAGGAAATTATATGTTAATACCTACAGGACAACTATTATGCAATGTAGAATATATGGAATTAGATGAAATAAGTTATAAGAAAGCATTATTTGAAATGATAATTGATAAAAATGTTGAATATAATAAAATTATGATTACTAAGCCTGTAGATAAATATACTAAGACTAAAAACGAAAAAGATAAAGGCACTATCATAGATGCCGAAGTAGAAGTAAGCCAAGTATGGGTAGTTAAAAATGGCTTAGGTTTAACAAAAGCATTTAATAACAAAGAAAAAGCAATTGAATATGTTGAAGGCTTAAATAAAGAAACATTAGAAATGGCGGAGTTAAAATAATGAAAAAAATACTTAACCGAGAATTAGAAAAATTACAAAAAGAGAATTTTGAATTGCTAGTACAATTAGAAGATACACAAAATAAATTATTTAAATATCAAGAAGAAAATTTATATCTTCGTAATGAATTTCGCGATAAAGAAAGAAATCAACAAGACAAAATAAATAAACTAAAAGAAGAATTAACTGAATTATATGAAAAGAATTATGAATTGGCAAAAAAACTTAATAACGCAGAAAAAATAAAAGAATTTATTAATGAATTAGAACATAATATAGAAGTAGATAAAAACACTGATGGTACATTAATATCTGGAGTTTCTTGTGATTATGTAATAGAAAGATTAAAAGATATAATAAAGTAGGTGGTAATAATGGAAATAATATATAAAAATATAGATGAGTTAATACCTTATGAAAATAATCCTAGAATAAATGATGAAGCAGTTGAATATGTTAAAAATTCAATTAAAGAATTTGGATTTAAAGTACCTATTGTAATAGACAAAGATAATGTTATAATAGCAGGACATACAAGAATAAAAGCAAGTAAAGAATTAGGAATAAAAGATATTCCTTGCATAATTGCTGATGATTTAACAGAAGAACAAGTAAAAGCATTTAGATTAGCAGATAATAAAGTTGCTGAAAAATCAATGTGGGACTATACTAAGTTAGATGAAGAATTAGACAGTATTTTAGATATTGATATGAGTATGTTTAATTTTGATATTAATAATACAAATGATATTAATTTAGATGATTATTTTGGACCAGAACAAGAGAAAGAAAAGGAGAAAAAACTTATTGAATGTCCTTATTGTCATAAGCCTATTGAATTATGAAAGTGTTTTTAGCTGGTTGTACTTGTTCTGAAAAATATTTAAAGAATGAATTAAATGAATGTTTATATTTGTTAGAAAGTTTCTATACTCTAAAGAAAAGTAAAGACTTAGAAAGAATAAAAAAGATAAATAAAAAACAATTCTTATTAGATAGTGGAGCTTTTACATTTATGAATAGTTATAAAGGAAAAGTTGATTGGGATAAATATATTGAAGAATATGCAAATTTTATCAATCAATATGATATAGAATATTTTTTTGAATTAGATATTGATAGTATTGTTGGTATAAAGGAAGTAGAAAGATTAAGACAAAGACTCGAAATGTTAACTCACAAGCAATGCATCCCAGTATGGCATAAATCCAGAGGATTAGAATATTGGAAAAAAATGTGTAAAGAATATGATTATATAGCAATTGGTGGAATAGTTATAAATGAAATAAAAAAAACAGATTATAAAATGTTTATCCCACTTTTAAAAATAGCAAAAGAAAATAATTGTAAAGTTCATGGTTTAGGTTTTACGGTAACAAGAGAACTTAATAAGTATCACTTTTATAGTGTTGATAGTACAAATTGGCTATCAGGAGCAAGATTTGGCCAATTACATATATTTAATGGTAAATATATTGAAAGTAAAAGTTTTAAAAATAGAAGAGCTAAAGATTATAAAAAAATAAATAAACATAATTTAGAACAATGGATAAAGTTTCAAAATTATGCAGATAAATATCTATAAGTAGTATGCAAAAACCTACTATAAAAAACTAAAGGAGAGATTTTAAATGAAAAAAGATAAAAAAATAAGTGTATTACTATTAGGATTAATTATTTTATATACAATTAGTTTTTTAATAAGTAATATAATAACAATTAAACAAATAAGTTTACCATTTGGAATAACAATGACAAGTGCAGTTATTTTATTCCCAATAGTATATATATTAAGCGATGTATTTAGTGAAGTATATGGTTACAGATGGAGTAGAAATACAAGATATATAGCATTTGCAAGTAATTTATTTATGGTATTAATATTTACATTAGTAATTAATTTACCAAGTGCAAGTACATTTACAGGACAGGAAGCATTAATACAAACATTAGGAAGTACACCAAAGGTATTATTTGCTTCATTATTAGCATATTTAGTTGGTGATTTTGTAAATGATAAAATATTTGCTAAAATGAAAGAAAGACATACTGATACAAAAGGATTTGGAATAAGAGCAATATTATCCAGTTTATTTGGAGAATTAGTAGATAGTTCTATATTTTTACCAATAGTATTTTTAGGAGTATTACCACTTAATATAATAATTACAATGGCAATAACTCAAGTAATATTAAAAGTAAGTTATGAAATTATTATGTTGCCAATAACTAAATTAGTTGTTAAAAAAGCAAAAGCGTACGAAGAAAAAATATAAAAAAAGAATAGTAGGTTTTTGCATAATATTTATGGAGGAAATATGAGTTATGAATTAATTGGGACATTAGCAAGTATAATTGTATTAATATCATTTATTGCTAGAGGAGAAAATAAAATAAGAATTATAAACATAATAGGTGCTCTAGTGTTTGTAATTTATGGTTTATTAATAAATGCTTTTAGTGTATGGTTTTTAAATGGCATGTTAGTACTAATACATTTATATAAAATAAAAAGGAAGTGATATTATGGTAAAAGGAGATACACCAGCACAAGATAGAATTGATAAGAAACAATTTGAAAGTTTATGTGGGCTTCAATGCACTTTATTAGAAATATGTGATTTCTTTGATGTTGAAGATGATACTTTAAATAGTTGGTGCAAGAAAACTTATGGGACTACATTTTCGGAAGTATTCAAGATAAAAAGAGGCAAAGGTCAAATATCACTTCGTAGAACTCAATGGAAATTAGCAGAAAAAAATCCTACAATGGCTATATGGTTAGGTAAACAATATCTAGGACAAACTGATAAAGTTGAAACAACAGGAGAAATGAGAGTAATGCCCACTATTAAAATGGAAGTAGTAGATAATAGCAATTTGGAGAGTGTATTATATGAGAACAAAGAATAATAAAAAACATAATATCAAAATAAATTATAATATTAAAATAAATGATAAAAATATAGAACCTTGTGAATATTGCAATGAAGAGCCAACAATTATAAGACCAGAAAATCTTTTTAATAATCATTTAAAAATTCAAATATTTAATAAGTATATATATTTAGTTGATTATAAATATAGAATTGTTGAAAGATTTAAAATAAATCATTGTCCTATGTGTGGGAGGAAGTTAAATGATAATAAAGAACACTAATGTTATAAATGGAAAATTATGCAATAATAACAAATATCACAATAAAAAAGTTATATATAATGGAATAAAGTTCGATAGTAAAAAAGAAAAATCTAGATATATCACTTTAAAACAATTAGAAAAAGCGGGAATAATAAAAGAATTAGAACTACAACCGAAGTTCTTATTATTAGATACAATTCATTATAAAGGAAAAACATATCCTAAAACCTATTATAAAGCCGATTTTAAGTATTTTGATAATGAAAAGGGTAAATATATAGTTGAAGATGTTAAAAGCCCTATAACAGCAAAAGACAAGTTATATAGGCTTAAAATAAAAATGTTATTAGCAAAGTATCCTGATATAGACTTTGTGGAAGTAATATAGATGAATTATAATACTACCCTAATAGGTAGTGTACTGATGATATATAAGATGTAATAGTTTAAGTGCTAAAACACCATAGTAGTAAAAGGATGCTATGGAAATTAGGTTGGATGCCTATGAGATAATATCAAAGTCACTATATCATTAGTACAGTATCTATTAAGCAGTACACTGATAATATGCAAGTGTAGGTTAGGTTCGCCAATGGGCACTATATTTCTAACAGGCTAACTGCTTTAGAAAACTAGACATATTATCGGTGTAGTGTTTAATAACACTAAAAATAAAAAGGAGGTGTCAGAAATGGCAAAAAAAAGTAATGGTGGAAAGAAAAAGGTTGATGTTATTAGTTTAGATAATAAGCCAGTTAATCCACAAGTTCAAGAGGAAAAAATAGAAATACCTACAAAGTTTGTTAAGGTTACATCTAATATTCCAAAAACAGCAGAAAGTAAAATCAAATTACATAATGGAAGAGTATATAAAGACTTAGGCAATGGCTATGGTATGTATTCTGATAATGGACAAGTATTTAGACTTAAATAGGAGGTAAATATGGAGTTTATTAAATTAAGAGAAGACAGATATTTAATCAAAGATAGTAATGGCTTGATTGTATCTACCGAAGAAAAACTAAAACTAGAAAAGAAAGAATTAATTATTAAAGATATAGAAAGCAATGAGTGTCAAGGAAAGACTACTCAGAGAATTGAAGAAATAGATAGGGAGTTGGAAAATGGAAACAAGTCTAAATCTAACACTATCAAAAAAGCAAAGCCAACTACTAAATGATATAATTAGACCTAATCTAACTGAAATATATGTATTAGGAAGTACACAAAGTGGTAAGACTTTTGATATATGTTTAGGGTGTATCTTATATGCACAAGCCCTGTATAATTATAATCCAAATGAAACTTACTTTGGTTCTATAACTGGATGGAGTTTGGAAACATTAAAAGGTAACATATTAGAGCCTTTGAAAAAGTTTCTAGATGATATGAAATTAGAAAAAGGAAGAGATTATATATTAAGGTGGCAGACTGATGAAAAGTATCTAGAAATATACAACATTAGATATTATTTCTTTGGTTTTAATAATGTACTTGCATTTAATAAGATATTAGGTAAGCCTTTAATATTCGAGTGGATAGATGAAAGTGCTAGAATATATTCACAGGATAATTTAAGAGAGCCATTTAATGAGTTCCCGGGCAGACAAGTATCTTATGCAGACCATCCTTATTTAAAGACTATACATTCATTCAATGTTGAGGGTGGAGAAAATCATCCATATAAGATTGATTACATAGATAAGAAGCCTTATGCTAAGCATTATTCTTTCTTTCCTTATGACAACCCTAAGATAAAAACAGAAGAAGCAATGAGGAAAGTATTAGAAATGTTCCCACCTGGAAATCTAAGAGAACAAAAGATATTTAATAGATGGATACTTGCAACTGGTAGAGTATTCAATACTATAAACACTATAGATAGTCTTGATAATTATGCTTTTAGAGAAATAGGAATAGGAATAGACTATGGTTCGGTCCATGCGACAGCCTTTGTTCCTATTGCCCTTGCTTATGATAAAGTAAATAAAAAATGGGTATTAATAAGGTTAGAATATTATTATCATAATGCTAAAGAGGAACAAGACAACCCTACAACCGAATATTTTAGCAAGCAATTAAGATTATTCTTATTATATCTAAAAAATGAGTATGGACAAGTGCCTATTACCACTATGGTATTAGATAGTGCTGCTGCTCATTTCCATAATAGGCTAATTGCTGATAATATATCACATACATTAATCAATAAAAGTATGGATGATGTAGTTGAAGGAGTTCAATATATGCAATCTTTGTTCTATAAGGAATATCTTTTTATATATAAACAAAAAGCAATTAAGCATATAACTGATAGTGGCGAATTGGTTTATAGTGGCAAAGATGATGGAATGCTTGAATTAGAAAGTTATAGATATGACTTAAAAGCAAGTGCTAAAAGTGGCAAAGAAGCCTATGTAAAAAAGTTTGATGACCACATAGATGCTTTAAGGTATATCATAATAGAGTTTAAAGAAACTGATAGAGCGCCAGTAGTATAAAAGGAGTTGATTAAAATCGAAATTCGTTGTAAATCTACAAAAAGATATTTGTTTAAAATAGAAATTGAAGAATATTATAAAAATCTAAAGAAGATGGGAATAGAAGTAGAAACTCCACTGGTAATAGAATACCCTTGCCCTAAGTGTAAGATGATAGAAGTATATGAAATTTACCCTACTCATTACATACATATTAGAAGTTATAAAAGAAATGTTGACAATAATAAATAATTATGCTATACTTTAAGAGATAGAAAAGTGCGAAAAAGTGTGTCGAAACATAAGAAGCATATAGTTAAAGAGATAACTATATGTTTTTTTAGTATTTATACACACGGAAAGGAGTTAAAAATGAGAACTCTAATAGAAAAAATAAGTGCCATTTTTAATAAATTAATCGGCAAAATTGCAGAATTTATGCAAAAATTAAGATTAAATTATGAAAATAATAGAAAATGGACTTTGTATTTGTATTTAAATGGTCAATGTATAGATAAAAGAAAAATAGATAAAGACTTCGCTCCTATGGGGAAATTCTATATAGTAAAAGCAAGAGGTATGAAACATTTACTGGGAACTAATAGAAAAGTACAAATTGTGGTTCAAAGTTATAAATATAAATTGACTGATGAAAAGAAAAGAGAGGCTCATATTGAAACTCTAATATATGAAGGAGTTGATATTAAATGAATAATCAAGTAAGATTGAAATCAGCATACAACTATTTAGAGGCTCCATATATAAGAGTAGAGGCAACAGTAACTCAACCTGGTATAACTAATGGAAAGCCTAATATTTACAAGAGAAATGACTATATAATTGCTCCTAGTGGTAAAAAGGTTGCTACATATATAGTAAATCAAATATTCGGTTCAGATTTGGTAACACAGACAGAGGGACTATCAATAAACTGGTTAATGCCTACACTTAAAGAGAGCCTAGAATTAGCAGTATATGAAGAAGAAAGTTTCATATTAATAAATAAGTTTGATAATAAGATATATCTAGAGTGTATCAAGAAATCAGATATACATGATTTAGTGCAAAAGTATGATAAAATAATAAGTGGAACTATAATACAAGAGTTTGTTACTAAAGAAGATATATACGAACTTCATAGAAATATTAAGTTAGAGAATGGTATTACTTATATGACTATGGAAGCATTTAAAGAAGATAAAGGCGGCAAGTTAATACCTATTGATTTAGGAACATTTAACTTAAGAACTGGTAATGAATATATCGCCAAGTACATATTACCTTATGAAAATTTAATAAACATAGATATAGGGCAGAACTTCTTTAAAGATAGTAAAAAGTTCTTAAATGAAGAAATGGAAATATTCAATACCTTTGTTGATGAGATAGAAAAGACCAAAACTAAGATAGTAACAAGTCAACATTATCAAAGCGGAGACATAGTAACTAATTGGCAACCTGCATCTAATCATTACAAAGTAGATACATTAAGTGTTGGTAAATTAGCAGATTACTTTACTTTATTACCTGGTGATAAAGACCATCAGTTATTCGAATTTTTACAAGGTGATATTAGATTTAATGAATATATTAGTTCATTTAAATTCTGCGATTATCAAGTAATTCAAATGGCTGGGCTAAGTCCTGCAACATTTGGTTATGAAAAAGATGCTTATCAAAATGTAGATAGCATAGATTTAAGTAAGAATAATTCTGATATGACTATTGAGGCAATAAAAACACAAATAGAACCTCAAATAAATCATTTACTTGAAAATGTTGTTAAAGCACAGCAAGCGAACAACATACAAGTTAATCTAATACCTACTGAGTTAAATTGGGATTATGGAGCAAATGAAAAATTCAATGATATGAAGAAACTTCAAGTATTAGGAAGAATTCAAAGCGTTGGAAGTGTTCCATATAGCATAAAGGCTAAAATAATAATGCCTATCCTTAATAAGTTAATTGATGATGATTATGTAGGCAAGAATAGTAAATTAATAGAAGAATTAATCAATGCGAATAAAGAGGAAGAAGAAGAAATACAAGTTAAGTTTGGTGAGGTATAATGAAGAAAGACCCATTTAGTTTATTTATAGAAGATAGTGCCTACTATTCAAAGAATGAATATTATAAACTAATGTATGAAACTAAACGAGTATTCTTTGACTACCTAAAAAAAAATAAAACTCTAGCAGAGTTCAAAAAAGAAACTGCAAAAATATGGGAAAAGGTAAACCATAAATATATGGCTGAAAGAATAAAAGAACTTGAAGATATGATAATGGCTAGAGATTTAGAAGGAAATAAAATAATAAATCCTGATGCCGAATATAAACAAATATATGAAATAGCAAGTGAAAAAGTATTCCAAAATGTAGAAAAGAAATATAAATATAACATTGATGAATATTATAAAGACAGAAGAAAAACAGCAAACAAAAGTTATATAGATAGAGAAAGTTATTTATCTAAGTTAGTAACTAAATATGATGAAGTACAAGCAACCATTCCATACCATAATAAAGATGGAAGTGTAAGAAGTTGGCATAACATAGCAGATTATAATTCAATGCTATATAATACTAATCTTAATCATACAGGATGGAATAGAACAATGTATGATGCTAATTTATTAGATAAAGAACTTTTATACTTACCAGCCCATACATTCGCTTGTCCTTTATGTATGCCTTATCAAGGAAAGGTATATAGTAAAGAGGGAAAGAGTGGATATACTTCTGATGGAATTAGATATTATCCACAAGAAGAAGCAATTGCTGGTGGTGTAGGTCATCCTAATTGCAGACACCAATGGACTATATATTGGGATAAAGACCAAATACAAGAGAATGATTATAATTCTGATAAGTGGCAAGAAGATTACGAAAAAAAGCAAAAGATACAAGCCCTACAACTAAAAAGAACTAAATTAAAAAATGATAAAAAGATATATGAAAATTTAGGAAATGGAAGTGAGGTAGATAAAACAAATGCTAAAATAAAAAAAATAAATGCTACTATAAAAGAATTAAATAAATAGACCAATTGCTATTAAGTCTATAAAAGGTTAGCAGTCGCGACACACTTTTATCACTTCTAAAAAAGGAGAATGATAAATATGAATTTTGATATTACTAAATATCTAAAAAATAAAGAGATTACTATAAGTAATGATGACCTAGATATTTCTGCAATGGAAAAAGACCTTTATAAAGGTTATACAAAGAATAGCGATATTCCTAAGCCTGATTACTCAGGATATGTAAAGAAAGAAGAATATACTAAACTTCAAGGAGACTATACAAGTCTAGAAACTAATTATAATAATACTGTTAAAACTTTAAGTGAGACAAATGATAAGATGACTAGATTAAGTCTAGAGAATAAACTTGTTAAAAAAGGATTTAAAGAAGAAAACTTTGATGAAGTAGTTAAGTTAAGAAATAGTCTTTATGCTGATGAAAAAGATGATGACAAAGCAATTGAAGGAATAGTAACTAGATTTAAAAACACATATTTCCCAGAAGCAGAAAAGAAGAATAACATACCATTTACACAAGCACCTAATGAGGGTGGAATAAATGGAAACAATGCTAATACTGGTAAAGATATAAAGATAACAAGAGGTACTAGTATTAAAGACTTAATGATACCTGTAACTAAATAATTTTAGTTAAATATAGAGGAAAGAAAAGGAGGAAGAAATTATGAATTTTACAGGAGTAAATTTAGACCTACAAGGTTTAATGAAAAGAACTTATGCTAATTTACTTTACAATTCTCAATTCTATAAAATGCTAGACAGAAGATGGTTTGAAGTCGGAAGAACTGGCACTCCAATCATTGAGATTGTTAAGCAATTAGACACTGCATTAAATGTAAGAAATAATGTAGAAATCGCACAAGGAGGAATTACAAACGAACTTGCTACTTACAATTCAGTAAAAGTTGACTTAACTGAATTACCTATGGATTATTCATTTAGAGTAAGCCCTATAGTAATGGGTAGTGGTATCGAAAGAGCAATTGAGGGACAAATCGAATTAAAAGAGGCTCAAATCTCTAGACAAATCGATGTTTATGGCTTTAATAAATTAAATGCTGATATTACAGGACCTCAAGATGGTTCAATGGCTTATACAGATGGTCAATGTACTAAATGGGCTCCATCAAATGGAACTGAAACTATTGAATTAATTAATGATTTAAAATCTAAATTGTTCGATAGAAATATCTATGATGGATACCTATTAGGACTAAGTTCAAATGCTTATGCTTACTTTATCTCAAGTTTAACATCAGTTCTTAAATTTGAAACAAGAGCAGGTGTTGAAGGTGTTGATATGGGACAAGTTGCTGATGCTTATGGCGTTAGTGTATTCCAAATCAATAGTAATGTAATTGAAAAAGATAAAGATGGTAAAGATACAAATGTAGTTGGATACTTTGCTAATGAAGTTGGTACAGTTGGTGATACTTTCTGGAGTTCATTCGCTCAATATAATGGTAACTTCCCTGGATACCCAGGATACTTCGTTGTTGAGGGAAATGTTATGTTCGGAGCAAAAGTAGTTAGACCAGAAGCAGTAATTAAATTAGTTGAAAGTTTACCTGTTGTATCTGCAGGTTCATTCGATGCAGGAACTCATGAACAATCATATACTCAGGCTACTCCATTTAGTGGTACTGATGTTGATAAGTTTGAAGCAGCAGGTTTACCAGCAGGATTAACACTTAACCCTACAACTGGTGCTATCACAGGTACACCTACTGAAGCAGGAAATTATCATGTTTCTGTATATGGTATTGATAAATATGGTAACTACTCTAATGCCTTTAGTGGCGACATAGTAATTGCCTAAATAGAAATGAGGTGGGAAAATGCAATTTTTCACAAAAGAGGAATTCGAGATTAAATATCCCGAATACTCAAATGCTGATATTTCAACTTGGCAGATAGAAGCGGTATGTGAGATGATTTTCTCACAAGTAGGCTTAATATATAGGGATGCTAGTTGGGATACAATTAGTGTCCCTTTGCCTATTAAAAATGCTTCTATGGAACAAATGAGGTTCGTATTAGAACATGATATTCCATTTGTTGATTTTGATAAAGATATAAAGGCAGGAACAATGAGTTCTCCTTTAAAGACTGATTATTCTACTTTAGCATTAAGAATACTTGCTAATAATGGATATCTATATAGAGGTACACCAATGTCTAGTAATATGGCTCTTACTATACCATTTGGAGGCGAGTAAAATGTTTCTAGTAAATGGTATGAAAGCAACATTAAGGCAATTTAATCGTGATGAAAATAATGAAATATTTGATGATACTAATTATAAAGAAATTACAATTAAATGTTGCCCTTTTGATTGCGAAAGCGCTATAAGGTTCGGTATTTATACAGTGCCTGAGGCTACTGGTTATTACCAAGTTGGAAGGCTTGTTGATGTAAAGGTAGGAGACCAAATAATTTATCTAGGCAAATATGCTGATAATAAAGTTCATACAGTGTTAAAAGTTCAAGATAGTTGGATATTTAATAGAGTAGAGAATAAGATGATAGTGGTTAAATAATGGCTGATGTTAAAGTAAATTGGTATCCAGGAAAGAAAAAAGAAGTATTAGATGCTTCTGATAAGATAATGTATTCAATAGCAAAACAGACACTTGATAGAACATTTCCTCATATTCCTATGTCAAGAAGAAAAGGAGTAGTCCACATGAGACAGACTTCAATGGCAGCAGGAGTTAGAGGAAGTAATGGAGATTATTATATAGGTTCTTATACTGATTATGCTAAATATGTATGGATTATGCCTCGTAATACTAATTGGACTGAACCTGGTACTTTTGGCAAATGGTATCAAGAAATATATACTAAACAAAAAAAGAGTATTGTCGGTATTGCTATAAAGGAGAATGAATTGAAATGACAAGAGAATTATTAGAAAAGAAACAATTAATCTTAATTAAATATCTTCAAAATATAGTTAGTGGCTATACCACTGATAAATGGAAAATAAAAGCCGAATATTCAACAAATGATAATGATAGTAGGGTAATAACAGTACAAGAAAAAAGCGGACAAAAACAAGTATTCTATGGCGATATATTGCCCATGTATAATTATTATATGGTTGACATATATGGACTTACAATTAAAGAGTGTAAAGAATTATCTTTATTAATAGGTAATCTAATAGGAAAATCAGAAAGAATAGAAGTTGAAAATAAAGAAACTAATAAATTGGAAAGGTGGCAAATTATATTTACTCAATATGTTAATCCACAAGCAATAGAGTATATGGATATCAGAAGAGTTGGATATAATTCAACCTTACAATGTATTATAAGTAAGATTTATGAAAAAGATTTATAGAAAGGAAGTGTAAATATGAATGAATTTTATGTAAATAATAGAGAAGTCATTAAAAACTTAGGTTTAAATACTGGTACTAGTTCATCAACTACATTTACTGCTATGTGTACTACTACTGAGGTTGGTTTAACTACTGATTTCGAACAACAAGACTGGTATGTTTGGTGTGATGCCATTCAAAGAAGTATAATTACTGGTGCTGCCATCTCTATTGACACCACTGTTAAGATTGATATGAATAATGCTTCTATAGTTAAAATACTTGGCGATATTCATACATTAATCAAAGATGGTACAGTTGCTCAATTCAACAATCAACTAGTACAATTTGAATTGTTAACAGGAGTTCAAGAAGGAGCATTGACTTATACTAAGTATAAAGTGCCTTGTACTTTGAATTTTAGTGATTTAGGCGGTGCTGCCGAAGATAGTGGCGAATTTGCATTGACTATTGTTGTAACTGGCAAAGGAGAAGTTGTAACACAATAAACCTATAAGGGTTGGGTTAAAAGCCCAGCCCTTTATTTTATAATAAGGAGGTGGAATAAATGAATGGAGGAGAAGTCATCTTTAAGTTTAAAGGTGATGATAAAGACCTAGAAAAAAAGACTAATGGTGTCGCCGGTAAATTGAAAGCAAGTACTATTGCTATTGGTAACTTAATGTCTAGTGCTATTGAAAAAGTAGGTAGTTCTTTATTAGGACTTGGTAAAGATGCCTTGCAAGGTGTTGCTGATTTAGAACAGAATATCGGAGGTGTAGAGACACTTTTCAAAGATAGTGCTGATACAGTCATAGAGAATTCTAAAAAGGCTTATACAACAGCCGGAATAGATGCTAATAAGTACATGGAACAAATAACTTCATTTAGTGCTAGTTTATTACAAAGCCTAGGCGGAGATACTGCGGAAGCAGCCAAAGTCGGCGATATGGCTATTCAAGATATGGCAGACAACTCAAATAAGTTCGGTACTTCTATGGATTTAATACAAAATGCTTATCAAGGCTTTGCAAAACAAAATTATACCATGTTAGATAATTTGAAACTTGGTTATGGTGGCACAAAAACAGAAATGGAAAGATTACTTGCAGATGCTGAAAAGATATCAGGAGTACATTATGACATTTCTAACTTAAATGATGTATTTAATGCTATTCATGTAATTCAAGGAGAATTAGATATAACAGGAACAACCGCAAAAGAAGCCTCTACTACTATAAGTGGTTCAATAAATAGTGCGAAGTCAGCATTTAGTAATTTCTTAAGTGGTGCAGGTGGTATAGAAGAAGTAATAAGTACCTTTACTACTGCAGGAACAAATATATCAAATGCTATAGTAAAAATGGCTCCTCAAATAATAACAGGCTTAACTACTTTATTGAATAATTTGATACCTTTAATCGGGCCTTTACTTCAAGCGATATTACCAGCACTAATACAAGGAACTTCAACATTAATAATGGGGCTAGTACAAGCATTACCTAGTATTATTCAAATATTAATGGGTATGTTGCCTACTATAATTCAAGAATTGGCAAATATGCTACCAGTTATACTTACTTCATTAATTCAAGGGCTAGTCATGATTATTCAAGCATTAGCAGAACAAATTCCTGTATTAATACCAGTCATAATAGATGCTATTCTTAGCACTATACCTATATTAATTGATAATTTACCTTTATTCATAGAGGCTGGTTTCAAATTATTAGGTGGCTTAATTGCTGGTATATTAAATGCTATTCCTACATTACTAGCAAGAGCAGGCGAAATAGTTGTTGATTTAGTTGATTATTTCAAAAAAATGCCACAAATGATGTGGGATTGTGGTAAAAATTTAATACAAGGTCTTTGGAATGGTATTAAGTCTGCTAAAGATTGGGTACTTGATAAGATAGCAAGTATAGGTAATTCAATAATGAAAAAAATCAAAGGAATATTTGGAGTACATAGTCCATCAACAGAATTTGCTTGGATAGGTAAGATGAATATGGTTGGTTTAGAAAAAGGTATGGAAGATATGAAAGGACAAGTTAATTCAACAGTCGGAGGAATGTTTGATGATATGTTTAGTTTATCCCCTAGCCTATATGGAAGTTCAAGCACCAATTTAAGTCCACAAGTTAATGTAGTAGTAAATAATAATATGGAACAAGACCCATTAGGACAAATGGTTAATAATATTAAGACATTTAGCGGTGGTTCTAAAAACGATTATAATTATGGAATGGGAGGAGCATAAATATGAGTAGATTAAAAATGTTAATAAACAATGAAGAAGTAGTATGTAATAAAGAGTTTACTATAACAGAAGAAATACTTACTACTTCCTCTACCATTCTCAATAATTGCTATCCAAAAAGTTGGGAAAATGACAGAAATTATACTTCAAGATTTTATTATCCTAAAGATTATTCAAAATGTAAGATTTATAAAGATGATGTACTTGTCTTTTGTGGAGTAGTAAAAAATTCAGGTAATATAAGTCTTAATCCTAGATATCCTCACTTTTGTAGTTTACAAATATTAGATTTCAAAACTTTGCTTAGTGAGGGCGAGACATTAGATTTTGTTATAAACAATAAAACTATAACAGAAGCAATAGAGATGATAATAGATGCGATTAAAGATTATGGCTTCGTGCTAGGGAATATCAATATATTTGGTGCTGATGATATAATTGGTGCTTATTCAACACAGAATAAGACTGCCTATGATGTATTTCAATATTTAGCAGACATAACAGGCTCTAAATGGTTTACAAGACTTATTGATGAAGATAAGGTTGCTATTGACTTTTATGACCCTACATTAATGACAAGAGGAAAAAATATTGAATATAATGTTGCTTGGTTTGAAGAAAATAATATAAATGATATTTCATTTAATTATGGAAGTAGAGATTATAGAAATAAACAAATAATGCAGTCAGATGAAGTATATGCTAGTATAAATTATACAGAAATATTAATTGCTAATGGATACAACAATAACTTTTTAACAAGTTCAAATATAGGTTCAATAGCAAGTATATCTGTAAATGGTGTTTCTAAGACATTTACAACAAAAGCAAATAAAGATATTGGAATAGAAGCAGATTTTTATTATACACCAGGCAAAAATCAAATAGAGAGCGAAGAAAATTATTCTGCTGGAACTCAGATACAAATAGTATATCAGCCTCTTGTAAAAGGTAGGCAAATAGTGTATAATAATGATGAAGTAGATAGAATAAAAAATCAAACAGGAAGAAAAGGTATTATAGCAAGATATGAGAATAGAAACGATGTCCTTTCAAGTGCAGAACTTGATAAAGTGGGACAATCATATATTAAATATAAAGGTAGTGCAGAAATTAATTTAAAAGTAGTAACTGATGATAAAGATATTTACAATATAGGTCAAATAGTACACTTTGATGCTCCTATTGATGATTTAACACAAGATTATATGGTAAAAAGAAAAGAAATAAAAGTAATAAATACAACAGACCAAGAAAAGATATTCTATACTTATGAATTATCAAGTTCGTTCAATAGTGAAAGAGCAATAAATTGGTTTGATAATCAAAGAAATAAAGCAAGCGGCAATATTCAAGAGGGCGAAAGCATAACAAGAAATATTGATATAGAGAATTCGGCAAATATTATATATAATAATTTGAATATTAGTGAGATTACTGCTATTGGAGATAATATCTTAAATTGCACACTAAACGCTCCATTTAAAAGTTAGGAGGTAATTATGACAGAAGATTTTAAAGAAAAAACACTATCGTATTTGTGTGGTAAATTAGAGATAGGAAATAAAGAAGAAGATATAAATTGGGAAGCATTAAAATCAACTACTAATAATCTATATGATTATTTAAAAGTCGAATTTAATCCTAACTTTGAGATAATCGGACAAGTACAAAGCCAAGGTTTTATTGTTATTTATGGTAATTATGGCGATTATGGTGAATTAAACAAAGGCTTTTTAGTTATATTAAATTCTGAATATATACCAATTAAAAAAATCACTAAATATAAAAGTGGTACAGATATAAATACAATACAAAGATTAAATGTTGATGAAAACAACAATTTCTATATGTTAGAAATTATTAATAATAGATATAGATTTAATATGCTTAACAATTTTTTAGTTACTTTAACTAATGAATATGAAGTAATATTAAAGAAATCTTATTTTTTACCTAGTTCATATTCACTCAGAACAATAGATGGGGAAGGAATAACTCAAATGAAAAAAGTACCAGGAATGGCAACGTATCTTTTTGGCTTTAACTTATATAAAAGTGCTGCTGTTTATTACCCTACAGTGTTGGAGTTAAAAGTTAATGTAGGAACAGAAAATGACTGGATAGAACATAAAGACATAAATACATATGGTAATTATAAATTGAGTGATTTATACTGCACTGGAATAAATAATTTAGTTAAATTTAGGCTTGCATATGTTAGGTTTGGCAATGATGGTTCTTCATCAACTGGCGAATTGGTTTATGATGGTTCAAATATTATCACAAGGAATGTAAAAGAAAATGATGCACTATATTTAAAATATCTAGACGATAATTTCGCATATTCTAGTGGTATTGATTATGATTATAGTAATGATAAAGTTACGTATTCTATATATAGAGTTAATCTATCACATGGAACAATATCTAAAATATGGGAATTCGTATTTGATATGTTTAATTATGGACCTTACAGTGTCGAAGGGATAAATCTTTTGCAAGTAGATGGTGAATTCTTCTTTAACTATATTTATGGTTTAAATAAAACAAATTATGGGGTAGGGATAGGGAAGATAGTAGGTACCGAAGTTTATACTAAATTCTTAAAAGAATATCCTGTTAATGATACTATAGCATTGAACTTATTTTATATATCAAAAGTATACAATCTTTATAATTACTATTTTCAAAACAAAAATGAAGTACATAATATAAAACAAATATATAATATATCAAACTATAATGGAAGTGAATATACAGATGTTGATAGTTTAGTACCTACACAAGGAATATTAATAAATAATCAAAATGAAATTATATTCGCAAGAAACTTATATAATAAAACAATAAGTGGAAGAACAACACAAAGCACTATTGAAGTACCAAATATTTATTTAAATGATGATATTATATCAAAAGAAAACTTGCTAGGTAAAACTAATTCTATATTAATAAGTAATAATCAGACAATAACAAAAAACATATATGAGACACTAAATATAAACTTCATTAATACCTTGCAAATAAGAAATGATAATGATGAAACTAATTCTATACTTAACCCAATAGGAGCAAGCAGACTAAATAATAGTATATCTAATTTAGCAGACTATGAAAATGCGAAAATGAGTAAATATAGAATTAACTACTCAGATAATACAAATAGAATAATAAACAATATATGGGCTCCAATAGGAAACTTTTATAGAACTATCATAAATATTTATGTAAATAAAGAAATAAAAAGCATAGATTTTATATCAGATGATGAAACTACAACTTATTGTTCTATTAGCCCAATATTAGAAATAAATAAGATTTATAAAATTAAACAAGATGTATATATAGATGAAAAAATACAACCTAATGAAGTATTTTATGGTGTTGATGAAGTATTTTATAATGATGAAAAGGTTTATTATTAAGGAGGTAATAAAATGGCAAAATATATGCAAGATAGTACCGATATTCAAATAAACGAAGTAAGCGGTACTGATAATATTAATTTTAGTTTTAAAAGTGGCAATAGTTTATCACAAGAAATAAACAATATAAATACAAAAATTGGTAATTTAGACAATTTAGAAACTCCTACAACTAATAATTTAGTAGGAGCAATTAATAGTATAGTAGAAAGTGGAAGCAATGCAAATGGAGACTATATTAAATACTCAGACGGCACTATGATATGTACTAAAAAAGTAAGTTTCGTAGGTTTGCAATTTACAATTGCATGGGGTAATGTATATGAAACACCACCAGTCGAATTAGGAGATTATGCACAGGAATTTGTTGACATTCCTTTAATGTTTATTACTGCTGCTACTTCTTCCGCAGTGGCTGAAGGGGTTGGCAATACAAAAACTGGCTTTGGAAAAGTTACTTTTTACAGACCAATAAGAACTGATTATGCTGACTATCGTTATAATTTTTATTTAATGGCAATAGGTAAATGGAGGTAAAATATGAGTAAAATAACATATGAAGATAAGGTAGCATTAAATGTTAATTCTGATATAGCAGATATAAACAAGGTAAATGCTAGCGATTTAAATGAAATAAAAGAAGTAGTTAATACAAATGATGATAACACTACTAATAATTCAAATGCAATAGGAACATTATCAAGTTTAAATACTACTAATTTATAA